AGATAATAACAATATGGCATCAAAATTTAACAGTGAATTTAACTACAGGTATCAAGTAATAGGAGATACACCTTGGGAAAAGATTAAAACTTTACAAGGTTTTTTAGAAGGTAGAGTTAGAGCAGCTGTATTGGAAGAAGTAGGAGATTTAAAAGATCAAGCTAAAGTTGCTAAACTAAAACATCTACAAAATGGTGGCAATGGTTTAGAGCATGAAATACTAGAACTAAAAGCTGAAATATTAGAAGGTATAAGTCATCAACCAGCAGCCAAAGAAGCCTTTGAACTTAATAAAAAAGAAATTGAAATACTTAAAGGTTTATTAGATGAGCTTTATGTTATTGCAGAGCCTACAAGAATACCAGGTTACAGCGATGAAGAGATGTGGGAAGCTAATCAAGCAAATGAATTTACTGTAAGTATAGGTAGAGAGATACAAGCTGAAATGATTGCTAATGGTAGACCCTCTCCAGCAAAATTAAAAAATGCTATGAGTAATCCTCATACTTGGAACGCATTAAAAAAAATAGGATTAGTCCCTAAAGAAACAAAAATACTTATGGGTAACACTGATCCAATGTTAACAATAGAACTTAAAGGAGTAGAAGATGAGATTGTATAGTATAGCAGCCACAGCTTATGAAAATTATTACGGAACACAAGATGATCCTATAGATAGAACATACACTACAACAATTGCACAGAAACCAGATTGTAGTGCTTTTTTATTTGTATGTAAAGATGCACAAGATGATTTAGATGGTTTAACTGCATTAGATGCAGTACCTGCTGGATATGATTTTACATACTGTCAAGAATGGGGTCTAACTATTAATGCCGCTGTACTTGCTAGAACTATTTTAGATATAAGAAGAAAAGCTTATGGAACTATCGAGACTCAATTAGATTTATTGTATCATGATATGGACGCAGACAAAGGTGATAAAACAGGAGAATGGTATAAAGCTGTAAAAGCTATTAAAGTTGCTAACCCTAAATAATAAAAAGTTTTTAATATGTTACAAAAAGTTAAATTTGCACCAGGGTTTAATAAACAAGTCACATCAACTGGCGGCGAGAGTCAATGGGTTAATGGTGACAATGTTAGATTTAGATATGGTTTACCTGAAAAAATAGGTGGTTGGGCTCAATTAGGTTCTGTTGATATTACAGGTCGTAACACGGCCATTCATCATTTTATAAATACATCAGGTATTAAGTATGCAGCATTAGGTACTAATAGAATATTGTACGCATACTCTGGCGGTATTTTTTATGACATACATCCAATTAAATCTACAACAACTTTAACATCAGCTTTTAGTACAACCAACGGATCAGCAACTGTTACATTAACTTTTTCATCAGATCACGATATAGAAAAAGGTGATATTTTATTATTAGATAATTTTTCATCTATAACAAATTCTAATTTTAATGCAGCAAATTTTAACGACAACAAATTTCAAGTAACCTCTATTCCAACAACTACTACAGTAACACTTACTATGGCTTCTAATGAAGCAGGATCGGGTGCAAGTACATCTGGTGGTATTAGAGTAAAACATTATTTTCGAGTAGGGGTAGCTCAAGAAGTTGCAACAACAGGTTGGGGACTAGGTTCATGGGGTGGTTCAGAAGCAGGAACATTTACATCAACGCTTGCATCAGGAATTAATGCATCAGTTACATCTTTAACAATGGCTAGTGCATCATCTTTTCCAACATCTGGAACAGTGCAAATTGGACAAGAACTAATTACTTACACAGGAGTTACTAGCAATACTTTAACAGGTTTAACTAGAGGAGCAAAAGGTACGACAGCGGCGATACATTCTTCAGGAGCACAAGTAACAGATTCTTCAGGATACGCTGGTTGGAACACAGCTGTATCAGGTGATGTTGTAACTGCACCTGGACTATGGTCATTAGATAACTTTGGTAACAAACTTGTTGCAACCATAACAGGTGGTGAAAGTTTTGAATGGGATTCAAACCCAACAGCTGCTAATAATACTAGAGCAACAATTATTACAAATGCACCTACAGCATCGGAATTTAGTTTAGTATCAACACCAGATAGACACTTACTTTTCTTTGGCACAGAAACAACTATTGGAGATAAAACTACACAAGACCCAATGTTCATAAGATTCTCGTCTCAAGAAGATATTAATACATACACACCCAGTGCTACCAACACTGCAGGTACACAGAGACTTGCTGATGGATCTAGAATTGTTGGAGCCTTGAGAGGTAGAGATGCAATTTATGTTTGGACTAATACGGCAATGTTTATCATGAGATTTGTCGGACCACCATTTACTTTTTCATTTCAACAAGTTGGTACTAACTGTGGATTGATTGGTAAGAATGCAGCTGTTGAAGTTGATGGTACAGCATATTGGATGTCGGATAATGGTTTCTTTAGATATACAGGTAAATTAGAATCATTACCTTGTTTAGTTGAAGATCATGTTTACGATGACCTTAACACAACTCCTAAACAACATATCAATGTTGGCTTAAATAATTTGTTTGGTGAAATTATGTGGTTCTATCCTAACTCTGGATCAGGCACAGTTAATAGAATGGTTGCGTATAATTATCTAGACTCAAGTAACGAGCGACCAGTATGGACTACAGGGACATTAGCTAGAACTGCGTGGCGAGATTCTGCAGTGTTTGGTAAACCCCATGCTACAGAATATGATGCCGATGGTACAACTGCTACAACAGATTCTAATCATGTTATTGGTTGTACAGACGGTACGTCAACATACTTTGAACATGAAACAGGTTTAAATCAAATTAAAGAAGGTGCAACAACTGCTATTACTGCATCAATTGAATCTGGAGATTTTGATATCGGTCAACAAGGACTTGCTGGTGACGGTGAGTTTATGATGAAAATAAGAAGAGTCATACCAGATTTCCTAGCACAAACTGGAGATGCAAGGATTACATTAAACTTAAAAAATTTTCCCAATGACACTGCAGCTAGTTCATCATTAGGTCCATTTACCGTGACCAGTGGTACACAAAAGATTGACACTAGAGCAAGAGCTAGATCAATATCATTAAAAATAGATAACACTAGTACAGATCAGTTTTGGAAACTCGGTACATTTAGAATAGATTATCAACCAGATGGTAGAAGATAATGGCTAGAATTGTACAATCACTTACACAACCAAACGAAGAATATGATCAACAAATACAACAATCATTTGTAAGAGATATAGATAGTATTGTGCAAAAATTAAATACAACGTTCCAACAAGATTTAAAAGAAGAATCAGAAGCGGAGGCTTATTACTTTGGCTAATACATTCTTAAATAAAAAAGTAGATTTAACAGCAACAAGTGTTACAACACTATATACAGTACCCACTGCTACAACTGCTATTATTAAATCTATATTAGTGTCTGAAGATTCAGGGAACGCGGATACTATAACGGTGACAATTACTGCAGGCAGTGATGTATTTAGTGTATTTAAAACTAAAGCAGTAGGTGCTAATGCAACAATAGAATTACTTACAGCCCCTTTAATCTTACAAGAAAGTGAGATATTAAAAGTGACTGCAGCGACAGCTAATAGACTACATGTGATCCTTTCGGCTTTAGAAAGTAAGCCAAGAGAAGTTACAACATAGTCTTGATTTATTAGATAAAATCTAGTAAATTAACAAATTACAGGTGCAATTCCTGCCGAAATAATATAAACAAATATACACATAATTATGATTACAAGAGCCAACATTAGAAGACAACTACGTGCAAGTGGTGGGATAACGAATGCTGTTCCTAGACAACAATATGGTCTGGGTAGTTTTGTTAAGAAAGCTTTTAAAAAAGTTGGTAACGTTGCAAAACAAGTTGTTAAAAGTCCACTAGGTAAAGCTGCAATACTGGGTTTAGGTGCAAGCATGCTAGGACCAAGTATTGGTGGTGGTCTTGGTGGTTTATTTAAAGGTGGTTTTAAAAACATGTTGGGAAGTTTTGCTGGAAAAGGAGCTTTTGGTGCAGCAGGAGGCGGAGCTGGTTATGGTTCTGGTTCTGGTTTATTGGGTTTATTAAGTAAAGGTAAAAATGTTTTAGGTGGTTTAAGTGGAGCATCTAAATTAGCTGGTGGCGCTGGATTACTTTCATATTTTATGTCTAAAGGTGCAACAGAAGAAGAAGCACAAAGTTTATCTGCAGATGTTAACAGAGGTTCAGGAATGGGCTTTGATCAAATTCAAAGAGACATTGCAGCATATAGAGGTGGTGGACAAGACGAATCACAAATGGCTGCTAAAGGTTATAGATTCTTAACACCAAAAAGATTTACACAACCATTAGCTACAGGTGGTAGAGTTGGTTTACAAGAAGGAACTGACCCACGTATGATGGGTAATCCTCCAGTTATGCAACAAATACAACCAGGTGATGATATGAGAGAAAACAGAATCATGAATCCTGATGTAGAAGATATTGCAGATTATAGTCTACAAGATAAAGATTTAGAAGCAGGTGCATCTTCAATTAAAATAGAAGGTGATGTAAGACCACCAAAAATGAAGATGGCAGAAATACCTAAAGATCTTTCGGCAGAAGATGCAGTAAGGACTTTTGAATTAAGTAATGGTCGACCACCAAAAGATATGCAAGAAGTAATAGATTTTTTTAAAAATAGAAAACTATCTGCAATGGGTGGTATAATGGATATGCCTACAGGTAACATGAGAAGAAACAAAGCTGGTATTAAAGAAATAGATTACAGAGCAACTGGTGGTTTCGTACCCGTTGGTATAAAAGAAAAAGCAGATGACGTTCCAGCAATGTTATCTAAAAATGAATTCGTCATGACCGCTGATGCTGTAAGAGGCGCAGGTAACGGTAGTATTAAAAAGGGAGCACAACGAATGTATGATTTAATGAAACAAAATGAAAGTAAGGTAGTATAATGGCTGAAGCAGTAACAAGAACATTACCCGCACAATTTATAGAAGACCTGGGTAAAGATTATGGTAAACAGATATCAGCGTTAACATCGTTACCTGTTGACACTTCTCAATTCGCACCACAAGTTGCAGCACAAGATCAATTACAAACAGCGGCTTATAACCAAGCAACTGATGCAGCAACAGGTCTTGGATCATTTCAACCGTTTCTAACTAAAGCTTCAACTGCAGCAGATGCAGCAACAGGTTTAACAGGTACAGGTGCAGGAACTGGAGCAGGTTCTATTCAATCATATATGTCACCATATCAATCACAAGTAATTGATACAGCATTAGGTGAGTTTGATAGACAAGCACAAACACAAAGAGCATCACAATCTGCACAAGCATTAGGTATACCTGGTGCATTTGGCGGAGGTAGAGAAGGTGTATTACAAGCAGAGTATCAATCTTCTAGTGATAGAAACAGAGCAGCATTACAAAATCAAATGCTACAACAAGGTTTTCAACAAGCA